ATACAAAAGATTGCACCTCAGTATTCTTCCATCAAGACCGAAGAACCTCGGTTGTTGCTCCCGTTTTATGATGAATCCGGTGAACTCACGGGAGTGACAATGCGAGGAATTCGGGGTGAAGCTCTGCGATATATAATGATAAAGTTAAAGGAAGATGCTCCTCTATTATTTGGGATGAACAATGTCAACACCGAAAAAGATGTCATTATTGTTGAGGGTCCTATTGATAGCCTATTCATTGGTAACAGTATCGCAGTGGCTGGAACAGGATTCGGAAAAATCGAAAGTCTCGGATTTGCCAAAGAAAAAATTACTATTGTATTTGATAATCAGTCTCGCAATAGTGAAGTGGTACGACTTATGGAGCACTACATCAAAATCGGGTATAAAGTTTGCATCTGGCCTTGTGACATTCGAGAAAAGGACATCAATGATATGGTCCAATCTGGTAAACAAGCTGAAAGGCTCATTAAAGAAAACACATATCAAGGATTAATGGCACAATTAAAATTTACAGAATGGAGAAATTGTTAATGAAAGTGAAGTTGATTTCTCACACCATTGCGTGTGCAGATGATTTAGAAAATGTGGCAACACCCACTGACCTTATTGCCTATTGTGCGCGGGTCAGCAATCCTAGTAATCAGTATAACATGGAAACAGCAGACAAGCTGATTTCATATCTTATCAAATGGAAACACTGGAGTCCATTTGAGATGGTGAATGCCACATTGGAAATTGAAACTACAAGAGATATTGCTCGACAGATTCTTCGTCATAGAAGTTTCACATTTCAAGAATTCAGTCAACGATATGCCGACCCTGTGAAGGAACTGGAGTTTGTAACCCGTGAGGCTCGACTCCAAGACCAGAAGAATCGTCAGAACTCCATTGAAACAGGTGACACTCAACTGCAAGAAATGTGGGATAAGATGCAGTGGGATTTGATTGAAAAGACGAGAGGTGTATATAACTGGGCTATTAGTCAAGGTATCGCTAAAGAAGTTGCTCGTGCGGTTCTTCCTGAAGGCTTGACAACATCTAGAATGTACGTTAACGGAACATTAAGAAGCTGGATTCACTATATAGATATACGTTCTGACAAGGCAACACAGAAGGAACACAGAATGATTGCACTAGAATGTGCAAAAGCCATTTCTGAAATTTTCCCATTGATAAATAACTTTTCACATTATGAGAGCGACAATGCAAAGTGATGTACGTATTTTTATGGAAGCCTGTGGTCAAGCAGTTGAAAATAGACCCAGTTTCACCAATGATAATTATAGACAAGCTGTCCTGTATTTAAATCTCATTCGAGAGGAGATGGAAGAATTAGAAGAAGGATTTGAAAAACAGGACATAGTAGAAACAGCAGATGCTTGTGGCGATTTAATTTGGGTGATACTCGGTCTATGCAATACTCTAGGAATTCCTATGGGTCCTGTATGGCAAGAAATCACCTCATCAAACATGAGTAAGACGGTTGATGGACAAGTTATTCGCCGTGATGATGGTAAGATTTTAAAGCCCGAAACATATTTCCCACCCAACATTCAAAGAGCTTTACAGCTACAGGAATCCAACAATGAGTAAGATGGAATTGCCCGCAAAGATTTTAAGTGACATTACGATATTCATGAAGTATGCTAAGTTTGACCCTGAACTTGGTCGTCGTGAAAATTGGAAAGAACTTGTGGACAGAAACAAGCATATGCATATGGAGAAGTATCCACATCTTGTTAAGGAAATTGATGCTGCTTATCAATTTGTTTATGACAAAAAAATTCTTCCTTCAATGCGCAGTTTACAATTTGCAGGTAAGCCCATCACCATCAACAATGCACGTTTGTATAATTGCTGCTTCCTTCCTATTGACCACGTGGATGCCTTTAGTGAAGTGATGTTCCTATTGCTATCAGGCACAGGCGTAGGATATTCTGTTCAACGCCATCATATTGAAAGTCTTCCTGAAATCAATAAGCCCACCAAGAATCGTCGCTATTTGATTGGTGATAGCATTGAAGGTTGGGCTGATGCCATTAAGGTGTTGATGACTGCCTACATGAAGGGCAAGGCAATGCCTGTATTTGATTTCAGTGATATTCGTCCCAAGGGTGCTCAACTCATCACCTCAGGTGGTAAGGCACCTGGTCCTGAACCCTTGAAGGATTGTTTACATAACGTACAAAAGATTCTTGACAGAAAAGAAAACGGCGAACAACTCACTTCACTAGAAGTGCATGATATTCTTTGCTATATTGCCGATGCCGTATTGGCAGGTGGTATTCGTCGGTCAGCCATGATTTCATTGTTTGATATTGATGACGATGATATGTTGACTTGTAAGTTCGGCAACTGGTGGGAAACAGCTCCTCAACGTGGTCGTGCCAACAACTCAGCTGTAATTGTTCGTTCCAAGGTGGAAGAAGAAACTTTCTTTGATTTGTGGAAGAAGATTGAAGCATCGGGTTCAGGTGAACCCGGATTCTTCTTCACGAATGATAAGGATTGGGGTATGAATCCATGTGCAGAAATTTCATTACGCCCATTCCAATTCTGTAACTTAACAACTATTCACGCAGGCGATGTTGAATCACAAGAAGATTTGAACGAACGTGCCAAGGCGGCAGCATTCATCGGAACATTGCAGGCATCATACACAAACTTTCACTATTTGAGAGATATATGGAAGAGAACGACAGAGAAGGAAGCTCTCATCGGAGTTTCGATGACTGGAATCGCATCGGGTGGAGTGTTAAAACTGGACATGAAGGAAGCTGCAAACATGGTGAAGGAAGAGAATGCACGTGTATCGTCCTTAATTGGTACGATGCCAGCGGCCCGTTGCACGACCGTGAAGCCCGAAGGCACATCATCCCTCGTCTTGGGTACGAGTAGCGGCATTCATGCTTGGCACAATGATTTCTATATTCGTAGAATTCGTGTCGGTAAGAATGAAAGCATTTACAACTATCTCAGCAATAATCATCCAGAACTTGTGACAGATGAATTCTTCAAGCCAAACATTCAAGCTGTCATTGAGGTGCCACAAAAGGCACCAGAAGGTGCCGTGACTCGTCAAGAATCAGCTCTTGATTTGTTGAAGCGTGTATCCAAGGTATGGAAGGAATGGGTGAAGCCAGGTCATCGCAAGGGTGCCAACAAGAACAACGTGTCCACAACCGTAACCATCAAGCCACATGAATGGGATGAAGTGGGTCGTTGGATGTGGGACAATCGTGAAAACTTCACAGCACTTTCCGTTCTTCCTCATTCAGACCACACATATATCCAAGCACCATTTGAAGATGTTGATGAAACTACATATCTTGAAGCTGTGAAGGTGTTACATAACATCAATCTTGATGATGTGACAGAAATGGAAGATGTGACAAATCTTCAGGGCGAGGCTGCATGTTCGGCCAATGGATGTGAAGTAGTATGATAAAAAGCATCACAAGCATTACAGATTTGGAAAAAGAAATTTCTTCCCATGATGTTGTGGTTGTTGATTTATATGCCACATGGTGTGTTCCTTGTCAACAAATGCTTCCTGTAGTTGAGGAACTGTCGAATAGTTCGGCAGTTCCCTTCTATAAGGTTGACATTGATGAAGTTCCTGAAGTGAAAGACTTCACTGGAGCAAAAGCAGTTCCTATGCTCTTGATATATAAGCAAGGAAAGAAACGTGAATTTGCTTTCGGTATCACAGACAAAACAAAAATAGAAAGTAAATTAAACAGAGTAACGAGGAGTTAGGAACACAATGCATAAAAATATATTCTGTATGTCCTGCGAAGCCGATTTCAATGTTCGTCATGACATGGATGAAGACCATTATAGATTAGAATATTGTCCATTTTGTGGTGACACGTTAGAAGGTGGTGAAGAATATGAATTCAATGAGGATGAAGAGGAAGAATAAACTTTATGACTTGGTTGACAATATTTTGTGCACAGGTGCTTTTCAATATCTTGAAGGTGTTGGAAATACGATACACTTATGAAGAAAATCTTCCAAAATTGTTATTCAATAGCATTTGGATGGCCTTGGTGTCATTGTCTTCCATGTATTGGTCATTAGATGAACTAATGAGAGGTAATTGGGCAGTAATTCCCATATATGTACTTGGTAATTTAGTAGGAAAGTATATTGGTATGAAAATTGATGCATTTAAAAATATCCCTCTTTCATTTTTTTCAAGTGAATAAATAGTCTAGTCATTATGAGGACTAGATTATGTGGTTATATGAAAATAAAGAGTTTACTGAAGTTCCTGACAACATCATTGGATTCGTATATCGAATCACTAACCTTCAAACAGGACGCCAGTACATTGGAAAGAAACTATTCACATTTGCTCGAAGAAAATCCGTTAAAGGAAAACGAAAGCGAGTTCGAGTGGAATCCGACTGGCGAGAATACTACGGAAGTAACAAAGAGCTTCTACACGATATTGCTACCCTTGGAAGAGAACATTTCCAGCGTGAGATACTTCATTTGTGTGCCAACAAAGGAAGGTGCAATTATCTTGAGGCCAAACTTCAGTTTCAATATGGTGTGTTAGAACACCCAGATAAATTCTACAATGATTGGATCATGTGTAAGGTTCACAGGAAACATTTAAAATGATATTACTCACTCTTTTTTCTGCATTATTCATTAGCTCTGTGGCGGCATGGTTTTCCATTGCGGGTCTCATAGCCATTTTCCCTGGAGCTCCTGTAGCCGTAGGGTTGATGGGTAGTGCATTGGAATTGGGTAAGTTGGTGTCAGCATCTTGGATATATCGTTTCTGGAATAAGACCAATTTGTTGATGCGAACATATTTCATTGTTGCCATCGTGGTGTTGAGTTTCATCACAAGCATTGGTGTGTTTGGGTATCTCACCCGGGCTTATGCTGAAGGCACAGAAGGCTTAGATGCCAATTCTGAACAAATTGCTTTACTTGATGCACAAATCGCCATTGAACAAGACAACGTGAATGTGTCACGCACCACGTTACAACAATTAGATAAAGCTGTTAGTAACTTGAATGATAGTAGTCGGGTGGAACGTGCCATACAAGTACGTAACAGTCAACGTAATGAACGTACAGATTTAAATTCCACCATTGCCACAAGCAATCAAAAGATTGCTGAACTAAAGAAGCAAAAGGCCGAATTGAACTTAGGCCAACGAAAGTTAGAAACAGAAGTAGGTCCTATTAAATATGTGGCACAATTGGTATATGGTGCCGATGATACCAATACCATTGACAAGGCAGTGCGTTTGCTTGTACTTCTGTTAATCTTTGTGTTTGACCCATTAGCCATTCTCATGGTGATTGCCGCCAACATCTCTATGAAAAAAGATGTTCCAAAAACGGTGATGCCTCCTACCAAGAATTTTGCTGATGCATTGAATAAGTCAGAACCTGCCACAAAAGTAGAAAACATCACCGACATGGATATGGATTGGAACCCCGGGAGTTGGTTTCGAATGGTGAAACGTCCTAAGTGATTGAAATATAAGCACTTACAGGCTACTTGACTTTTCTGTGAAAATTAAGTATATTACATCTGTACTCTAATACATGGAGGCAGTACATGGTTATGGATGGTATTACAAAAGAGGGGATTCGCAATCTTCTCCGAAATGGTATTGTAAATGTGACATTCACAAAAGGTGATGGCACAGTCCGTGTTATGAAATGCACGTTACAGGAACAACATCTTCCTGAAAGCAAAGAAGATACTTGGAAACAAGGTTCAGATAGTTGTGCAGTATGGGATGTAGAGAATTATGGGTGGCGGTCCTTCCGGTTCGATTCCATTCAACATCTTGAGGTGTGTCATGATTAATTTGCATATGGTTCTCCCGCCGGCGTCTGAGACTGGATTAATTCCTGAGGAACCTACGTGGCATGATGTTATCATCAAGGATGAACGATATAACGCAGAGCTACTTCGAGGATTGAATTGGCACAACTATTGTGCCGGTGAAAAGGACATCATGAAGTACATGGAGCAATGGATCCGTGAGCATCGTCCTACTACTGCCAAGAAGGATATTGCTCTGTGGCGAGAAACCTCTAATATTCGTTCCAGTATCTGCATCATGGCTCGGATGCAACTTCAAGGATTTCCTTTGAAGAACATGGATGCACAAAAGATTCGAGATTATGTCATGGAGTTTACGGGAGTTTCAAAGACTCGTACAGCATCTCCTAAGGTGGTAAATACTGGTCCCACTATTCAGGATAGAATTCGCACACAGGTATCTTCCATCTTGGCAGACCTTGATGGTCATGTAGATGATGCTTTTGATGGCGTTCTTCCTTCGTCGGATGAACTGGCTGGCAAGATTCTCACCCAGAATTTCAAAGGTCCCCAGCTCAAGTTGATTCAGCAATATCTTCGCAAGAACCTTGCCGAGTGGCACATGGCGTATAATGGCGAGGATGAACAGCTTGTGGAAGGATATTCTTATGTGGGTAAGAGAAACTTCAAGAAGATTATTGATGTATTCTCTGAGGTGATGTCCCGTATTTCACAGGAACAAACTAAGGTACAGGCAACACGTATTCGTAAAAAGAAGCCTGTGGACAAGAAGAAGATGGCAAGCAAGATTCGTTTCAAGGCGGAACATGATGGTATCAAGTCTTGTAACCCTGTTGACATCATTGGTGCCAACATGGTTTGGGTCTATGATACCAAGAAGCGCCGTCTTGGATACTACGAGGCAGAAACTAAGGATAGTTTGTTTGTGAAGGGGCCGAAGATTTATGGGTTCAAGAACACCTGTGAAAAGATTCTTCGCAAGCCTGAGGATCAACTTTCTGAAGTGATGAAGCTCCGTAAGAATCAAACTGTAAATTGGTTTGACGATATCAAGGCGAAGTGCAAGGAAATGAAGGGACGCATGACCACAGACATTTTAATCGTGAGGATTGACTAATGAAGCCCAAGGATAGATTTGATTTAGAGCAGGAAATCATGAATTGCTGGAAGGTAACCGATGATATTGATTCTGTGGCACATTTTGTAGGT